CCCGAAGTCAAAGCGTGGAACGTCTACATCAGCACGACCGAGATCGGCCGCGTCGAAGGCTACCAGCACGAATCGCTGCTCCCGCATTGGGAAGCGTTCAAGGCTGCCGCCGTCTTGTGGAGTCATATCAAGGGCTACGATCCGAGGCGCCCTGTCTTCACTACGCTCAAGGAGGCGGCATGAACCAAGAGCAATTCGACGCTGACAACGCCGCCGAGTCGCCCGCGCAACTCTGCACCCGCAACGACTGGTGGCACGACTTCCGTGGCAATCCTGTGCGCGAGTGCTTCGACAACCCGCGCGCATCTAGTCACCGCAGCGCCAAAGAAGACTGACGTGAAAAAGCCCCGCCGCTTCACCGTCCGCGAAAAGACCTTCGGGTTGAATGTGGAGTTCTATTGCGGAACTCCGCAGCGGACGGCGTTGCGGCGTTGCGTGGCCATTCTCCATCTTGACGCCAATGACCCCGAGAACGCGCCAGACGACAGTGATGCCGCTTGGGCCATGTGCTACGGCAGCCAAGCCGTTGTCTGGATCGAAGCCGCCGAGGACACCGGCTCGCTCGTCCATGAGCTGTATCACGTTGTCGCCGACTTCTTAAAGCACATCACCAGCAGCGACGAGGAGACCGGCGCCTATCTCATTCAATACCTCTTCCGCGAAGCAATGCTTCGCCTCAACAAGAAACCCAAAACCCAACCATGAAAAAAGGACTATACGCCAACATCAACGCCAAGCAGGCCCGCATCGCCGCCGGAAGCGGTGAACGCATGCGCAAGCCGGGATCAGCCGGCGCACCGACCGCGAAGGCATTCAAGCAAAGCGCGAAGACCGCCAAGACCCGCCGATGAGCACCCCGCTTGAGCAAGCCCGCGCCATCGCATCCGCCAGACATTTTCTGTCGGAGCTGTGCGTCCCCGGCAAGCTCAAGCGGGTGCCCTTGGAGGTTCGCCGCGAAGCGAGAAACCGCCTCAAGCACATGCCCATGAGTTGGGATCTGGAGCGCATTGTCGCCGAGCCCGGCGCCCTAGCCCACATGGAAGAAATGGAATCCTACTACCGCGAGGAATTTTGGAAGGACATCAAGCGATGAGCGCAGGCAAAGGCGACACCCCGCGTGCGGTGAATGGCGACCTTTATCGCCGCAACTACGACCGCATCTTCCGCAAGCCGTATCCCGAATGGATATGTGATGAGTGCGGCCGGCTGCACGGCAAGCGCCCCGAGGGCAATCCCTACGGCGCAACCTGGCACATCGGCGAGTGCGGCGTGTGCGGCACCGGCGGCGTTGAGGTGACTGAGCCGCGTGACTTCGGCCATTTGCGGGAAGGATGGGACGAATGAGCGCCACGCTTGAAACCGACGCTTTCATTGAGTCGCTGAACGACGACTGGGATTACGAATTTGCCGCGCTTACTTCCCACGCCAAGAAGCTGGAGCGCGAGCGCGACAAAGCCCGCGACTGGGTTTTTAGGCTGCGCAAGCATAGGACCATTGCCCGCAACTTTGGCAAGCAAATGGAGCGCGAGCGCGACCACTGGAAGCGCGAATGCCTTGAGCAAGCCAAGCTCCTCGCCATGTCCGCTGACCGCGAGGAGAAGCTGCGCGCTAAGGAGGTAAGCAAATGACCAGCGCCATCCTCATCGCCCTCGTCGGCCTCATCTATTTCGCCGTGGCCATCGACCAAGCCCTCATCCAGCACAACTTCTGGAACGGAATCATCTGGTTTGGATACGCCATCGCCCAGACCGGCTTGTGGAATCTCACCGTCCGCCCCTGACTTTATGACGCACCTAAGAATTACATCCCCGGCTATTGAGGCCATCGACAAAAAAATCGCCGCACTCAAAGCCGAGCGAAAGCTGCTGGTTTCCGAGGCGGCCAGCGCCAAGGCACAGGCGCTCTGCGCTGAGATGGCCGCCGCCAAGAAAGCGCGCAAATGAATTTCAAAGCGACAGTCAAAGGTATTGCGGCGTCAGGAGGCATTCGCCCCGATAGTCACATAACCGCCTGCCCCGTAACCGCAATAAAAGCGGGGCCTGTCGCCCATTCCCTGTGATCGCCTTCTTCCCCGACCGCGAGCGTGTCTACGTCAAAGGCAAGGACGTTGCCTGCCGCACGTTGCTCTACTGCAAGAACGGCGCCGGCGAGAACGACTACGTCACCCTCATCCGCGAGGACAACGGCGAATGGTTCACGGCCCGCATCGACCAGATCGTTTCGGCACCGAATCCGACGTTGGATATTGAGGAATTTTCTGACGCCTAAATAGAACACAACCGGACACATGACACCACGCGAATGGCTAGACCAACTTGCTGACGAGCAGGAATACAAAATAACCGTCATGGACGGATTCGACGATTGCATTGCCGGCATTGTCGAGCGGTTCACGGACGATCCCATCGTTTGCTACGACCGCCAGAAGGTCATCGCCTCACTCGTGGCGCAGGGCATGACGGAGGAAGAGGCCGAAGAATATTTCTCGTTTAACCAGATCGGCGCATGGGTCGGTGATTCCCCCCCCTGCTTTTTGACTCACCCGCAACAATGACTGACACCGACCACGCAGACCACTTGACCTTCCTCAAGCATCTGGACGCCTCGCACGATGCCGTCTGGTGTGCGGCCCGCTGGCTGCAAAACAAGGGGCATCATGTTGTGGTCACGCCGACCACCAAGAGCAAGACACACGGAGAATGGAAGCAGCACGCGGATTCCGGCGACCTCTACTTGCAGCAACGCATTGAGGTCAAGAAGCGCGGCATCGACTTCACCGGCGCCGCCGACTGGCCGCACGGCGACAAGTTCATCGTCTGCTCGCGGCACAGCTACGACCTCGCCCGCCCGAAGCCGTATGCCTGGATCATCTTGAACAAAGCCAAGACCCATGCCGCCATCGTCAAAGCCGAGAGCCGCGCCCGCTGGGTCACAGAGAAGCGCACCGACAGCCGCTACCAGAATTACACGCAGGAGTTCTACTTCTGCCCGCTGGACTGCGTGACGTGGGTGAGCCTCGCAGACCAATGAACACTTTGCGCAAAGGAGAACAGGGGCCGCGATTACTGATCCGGGGGGATTGGTGCGCTTCGCGCTGCGCCTGCCAATGCGCGGTGGCGGCACTTGGGGGTGCTGCCACCACCTTTTTACAATGAGCGCCAAGCCCAAGTCCGCCGCCAGCCGCTTCACGCCGACCGCTCATCCGGTGATGAAGCTGCCGCCCAAGGAGACGCTGCTCGCCATGGGGCCCGAGAAGGGTTGGGAGCTAATGATGAAGCGGGAGGAGCTGATCCTCAAAGAGAAGGTCGATCCCTTCCGCTACGGCTACCGCCCGAAGAACTGGAAGAGGGCGAGCGAACTCTTGGAGACCCACCGGGAACTGCTTGTCATGGGCGGCAACCGCTCGGGCAAGACGGAATGGGCCGCGAGCGAAGTGGTCCGCCGGCTTTGGGAGAAGAAGCAGTCCATCGCTTGGTGCTTCCAGACGACCGCGCCCAACAGCGTTGAGATGCAGCAGCCCCGCCTCTTCAAGTATCTCCCCAGCGAATGGCGCACGGCGCGGAAGGGAGCCGTGACGAACATAACCTTCTCGGTTAAAGGCGGTTTCACAGAAAGCAAGCTGGTCGCCCCCAATGGCAGCCAGTGTGTTTTTCGCAATTACTCTCAGGACATCTCCACCATTGAAGGCGGGGAAATTGACATCGCATGGTGCGATGAGTTGGTGCCCATCGACTTTCTGGAAACCCTGCGCTTCCGCCTGCTCGACCGCAACGGCGTCCTCATCGTCACCTTCACCCCCATCGAGGGCTACAGTCCCACAGTCAAAGACTACCTCACCGGCGCCCGCACGGTGGAAGCGGTTGACGCCGAGTTGCTGCCCAAGTTCAAGGACGATAAAGGCGAGAAGATCCTCACCGGCTACGACCAAGTGCCGGTTGTCCAGCTTGGCCGCAAGGACCGCCCGATCATTTACTTTCACACCAAGGACAACCCCTGGGCCGGCTGGGAGCGCATGCAGACCGAGCTACGCAACGAGACCAAAGAGAAGATCCTCTGCCGCGCGTATGGCGTCCCGACCCGCTCGATCAACAACCGCTTCCCCCTCTTCAACGACCGCATCCACGTCATCAAGCACGACTGGATTCCGACCACCGGCACCCGCTACCAGTTCGTTGACCCCTGCTCTGGCCGCAACTGGGCCATGATCTGGGCCATCTTTGACTCAGCCAACCGCTGCTTCATCTACCGCGAATGGCCCTGCCCTGACGAGTATGTCGAAGGCGTAGGCTACCCCGGCATGTGGGCCGAGCCGGATGGCAAGAAAGCCGATGGCCGCCAAGGCCCCGCTCAGAAAGACTTCGGTTTCGGCCTCGCCCGCTATGTCGAAGAGATCCGCAACGTGGAGAACGGCGAGAAGATATTTGAGCGGTGGATGGACAGCCGCTACGGCAACGCGCAGACCTTGGCCAAGGAACGCCCGACCACGCTGATCGAGGAGATGAGCGAGCTAGGCATGGATTTCACGGCCACCCCCGGCGACACGATTGATGAGGGCGTGCAGATGATTAACTCCTGGCTGCACTACGACCGCGACAAGCCGATTAGCGCGCTCAACCAGCCCAAGCTCTACATCAGCGAGAAGTGCAAGAATGTCATCTACTGCCTCAAGGAATGGACAGGCCAAGACGGAGCCAAGGGGAGCTCAAAGGACTTCCCTGACCTGGTTCGCTACTTGTGCCTTTCCGGCGTCAACAACGTCGAGGGCGACATCCTCATGGCGCGCGGAGGCGGGAGTTACTGATTTATGAAAACCGACAAAGCCAAGATGGCGTGCAACAAGCCCAAGCGCACGCCGAGTCACCCAACCAAGTCCCACGTTGTCAAAGCCTGCGGCGATGCCCTGCCGGTCGGCGGCAAACTAATCCGCTTCGGCCAACAAGGCGTCAAGGGCTCGCCGGCCGGCAGCGCCCGCAACAAGTCATTCAAGGCCCGCCACGCCAAGAACATTGCCAAGGGCAAGGGCAGCGCCGCGTATTGGGCCGATAAGGTTAAGTGGTGAGCGCGAAAGAATACGTCTGGAGCGAAGTGACGCGCAAGAATCCACGCCTGCTGGACAACCCGCATTTCACCACGGCCAGCG